AGATGCCAGCAGCTTTCTTAGATATGGTTCGCACTTTCTGTAATTGCGGATAACAATTGCAATTACCTTTGCCGCCGCAATAGCGCCGATCTGCCGGAAAACATCCTTTCCATCAGACTTCTTTCCGGTAGATTCTCCGATTCTTGCAACTGCTGCTGCAATTGCCGGGTCTTCTGTCAGTGCTGCGATTTCGTCGGAACCGACTGCAGCGACAATATCAAATAATGTTCCGATGTCGTCGGCTGTTAAAGCTCTTGTGAATGTAAAATCTTTCTTTACTGCCATTTTTGGTTCGCCTTTCCTCTCTTACTTTACAGTTGCTGCCTTGCTTGCGGAATTTGTGGACGCACTCTGTGCATCTGCGCTTGTCTTCGGATAATAAATCCGGATGCCCAGACCAGTCATGCGGTCATTGTCTGCATAAGGCTTGTATGCCTCAAATGTAAGCGGCAGGACGCTTGCCTCAAAGCTCTTGCCGTCTACCTTTGCGCCGCTGGTGCAGATCGCCTTATCAAAAATGATAACGATAGGCTTACGATCTTTGAGAGTTTCGCCGACATATGCCAGACTGTCAATCCAGTGTTCTTCTTTGATTGTTTGTCCTGTCTGACCAACCAAGTAGTCTTTTGCGCCTTGGGAATCTGTCAAACTGGAAAACAATGCGTGATTCAACAGTTCCGGTGTCATATCCAGTGCGTTAACTGTCAATGTGCCTGTTTCACCGGTTTTCACAACGCCGCCATACACCTTAACGCCTACACCGTCAATTGGGACATCGTACAGCGTGCTGGTGATTTCCAAGCTGTTACCACCAGAGGTGGCACAAAGCAAAGTCTCGGAAAAATTGAACTGTGCATTGCCGCCGACTGAGCCGGTGGTCAGTTTCAACCCTTTGTGGATTGTACCGGCGCCAAGCCAGATACGATCCAGTGTGTTTGTGGTCATGCCATGCTGTCCTGTCTGCATATTACTCAACACTCCATTCTCTGTATTTCAAGTTGATTTGTATTTTTTTCATTCGTGCATCATCGCACGGAATCGCCGTGGCGCTGTCGTAGTACAACAGTACCGCATAATTATCACCGGATGTGCTATACCCGGAGACTCTAGGGAACGTCCTGCAAATTCTCTCCCTGGCTGTTACCAGTGCATCCCAGCTCGTTCCAACCAGGGTGAGCAGGAATGTACCGGACATCATGCCGCTTTCTTCTGTTACCGGGCTGCTGCTGCAATGCCCAACGCAATATACCGGAGGCAACTTTCCGGCTGTCTGGTATGTCTCATACTGATACGGTATTTCCGCTGTTTCAAGGCGCTCTTTTACCGACGCCATCAGTTCTTTCGTCATGACACACCTCGTTTCACAATTGCAGCCAGACGCTGCTCTGCTTTCGGCAGGTCTTGATCTGCTGCGTGCTGCAGCGTGTGTTGCGCCGCCTTACCGTCCGTCTTGTAATATTGCACTCCGTTTTTGCCGTATACAACCGTAACCTTGCCTTGATATGTCGGTTTCCTTGACCCGGTGTATCCGGCAACAGGGACGTACCAGGGAGAGGCTCTGCCGTCCCCGTTTGCCGCATGGGAACCAGTCCCAAACTCATTCCAGACGGCGTTCTCAAGGTTGCTGCCGACAGTAACGGAATGCTCTGACGTGTCAACAACATAGTCCCATGAGCCTTTCAGCTGCCCCTCGTCTACAGGAGACATTGCCGCAGCATCTGCCGACAGCAGCGCACCCATATCCATGAGAAATTGTTCCACAGCGCTGTCAATCAGATCGGCAGCCTCCAGAATATGCGTTTCCAGTGATACTGTTTCCATTTTCACTGTGCCGCACCTCCCGTGTACCGCAGATAGATTTCCAGCTGTGAGCTGTCTCCCATTTCCATAGGGTTGTCAATGTCAAGCACATCATACCGCTTTCCGCCGCAACGTAAGCGGCAGTTCTCCGGGACAATGTTCTCCGGCAGTTGCACCCAGTCCGCCACAAAAATATGCGTAGACTGTTCCGTCTTGGCGTTGTACGTCGTGTAACGGCTATCGCTACCAGAGAGGTCAAGCCAGCCATTGAGCGTAAGCACAGGCGTTTCCTGTTCCACTGCTTCCACTGCCTCGCCGATCTCGTTGACCTTGCTTTCCACAAGCAGCAGTTCCGCATCTATATTTCCACCAATCAAGCCGTGCATTGTCAGAACCTCGCTTTCCGGTATCTGTCCAGGAATTTGGTCAGCCGTGCAGGAACGCCAAGAACTCCGCTGTAAGCGTCCTCGCCAGAAAAGGTAACACTATGGCGGCTGATTGTCTCGGATGCGATACCAGCCTTTTCCGGTGCGCTGTTGGCGGTCTTGCTAAGCTTATAGCGCATGATATCCACGCAGCCCATCACAACATCCGGAGGGTACACAACAAGGTGTACTTCCACGCAATCTGCATCTGGCAGTTCCGGCGACAATGTGCCGCCGCTGCCAACGGTGTACAGATAATCTCCGATCTGTACAGTATC